GGTGTATTCGATGGTTGGTTGAACGATCCGTCGTAGCCGACGTTCTGGATCGTCACCATAGGATTGCCTTGCAGCGGGACAGTGATCGGGGACAGACCGCCGGAGGCCACCATGGCATGGGACAGCATGGCCGCCATCCAAGGCGTACTCTTCCATAGCTGAATGAACACTTTCGGCAGGAAGGCACGGCGGGTGACAGCCGCAAGCTCGGCCGCAATGGCTCCCTGAGCCGGAATTATGCCCTGTCCGAACTGCGGCATTTCTCAATCCTTTCAATGACTTAGCAGATGGTCCTATATTACTACTTCATAAGTCCCAGAGCTGTTTGCGGAAAGCCATCTACCTCTTCCCCGCCCTCAATTCGTCAATCACCGAATAGGCGGCATCCATGGCGGCCTTCTCGGGATTGGCCATCAGGCCCGGCAGATCGGGGAACTCCCAGATGCGGCCGGCCTTCTGCGTTTCTGGACGATGCCCAACCATGGCCGGACCGTCTTCGGAACGGTACAGCTTGGCGGCGTCCGTGTAGTCGATATGCGGGTATTTCTTGAGCGGTCCGTCCTCGATAGCCTTGACGACATCCTCGCCTAGCTCGTCCACGAGGTCCTTGCGTTGCTTGGCCCGCCGGTTCTTGGCCCGGTTCTGATTTTCGGTGTCCCGCTCCTTCTGGAGATCGGCCTTGATCTCGGCCCGCAGATTGTCCACGGCGATGTCGCCGGGCAAGCGGTAGCCGGGCTCCAGTTCCTTGATCATGCCAAGCGTGCGGGCACGGGTTTTCGGGTTGCCGGCCAGCTTGTGCAGAAGCTGACCGAGGGCCGCAGCGGTCTGCGGATGCAAATTGGCGGTCATTTGCTGTTGTTCCCTCTACCAGTGCGGGCTAGCTCGCCTTCGCCTTCCATCTGATGATGGATGTTGTGCTGGCTGGTCATCGGCAATTTTGCCTTCTGATTGCCGGCATGGATCATGGCCAAGCCCGGGAACCCTCTCGGGTTGTCGTATTGCTCGGGCTGCATCCGGCGGACAAGCTCGACCGCATCGGCCCCGCCGATGTCGGTGGCATCGCCGCCGACTTTGGTGCCCGCTCCCCTGGGAGCCGGAACCACAGGCATCTGATCGGTGTAGCCGCCCCAGGTCTTCGGCTTCTCGGCACCGGGCTCATAGGTCTCGAACGGGGAGGAGGTTTCGTAGAACCCTCGGCCCTTGTCCTTCAGCCCACGCTCTTTGCGGGACTTGGCCATCACTTGGCAGGCCCTCGTAGATAGGTCATACCGGCTTGCCCTTGCGGACCAGATCACCCTTTTCGAGGGCGAGCGGTCTGTCCCGCTCCGGAACTTTGGACGGCCCGGAGAACCCGCCCAACTGCGGATAGGAGGGGATGTTCTGGAACAGGCCGTTCTTCTTCTTGCGCTCACCCATGGAGCCGGTGGCAACTTTAGGTTTAAGATAATTATATTCAGCCACAGGTTGTATACTCCCTGTTGCGAAGGCTCATCCCATGCCTCCGATGCCGGGCGGCATTCCGCCGCCGCCGCCCATGCCGCCTCCGCCAGGAGCGGGACCGCCAAGCATCAAGCCGGGCGGCGGCATGTTGTGACCTTGCAGACCAGCGCCCGGTTTGGCCGCAGCACCGATGCGCTGCGCCGCAGCCGGCGTCAGGTCCTCCTCATTGGATTTTCCGAAGTGCGCTTCCAGCGCCATGACGGCACGCAGAAGCGCTTGACGGGCTTTGTCTCCCACCGGGAGAGCGTTGGCCGCCTTCATCAGGATCGGAATTGTTGCTTTGACATCCGCCTGCGCCGCCGCCTGCGCTCCAGCGCCGGCACCGGGGCTCATGGCGGGAGAAGTGCCGGGGCCAGTCGGTCCCCCAAGCGGGGACTTCGGCATGGCCATGGTCGGCATTCCGGGAACAGGCATGGCCGCAAAAATAAAAGAGTGGCCGTGCCTTCAGTAAGTCTCAGATAGGGAAAGCCCCGGGCCGCAAACGCAAGCCCAGGGCTCCTAACTGTCTCTCCCGACAAGAAGAGTTAGTGTGGTCTACCGGCGACCACGACGATGACGCCTGCGGCGTGCCATCTGAGCCTCCATGTTGCCCGGCACTTACGTCCGGTTTTGTTGAGGTCCCGAAAACCAGCAGACCTACACTATTCCCCTTAGAGGAACAGGTACATCAGGCAACCGCCTTGGGTTTTGCGTGTTTACCTTTATTCGGATCGATGCCGGCCTTGATCTCCTGCTGCTTCTCCTGCTGCTCGGCCGCCACCCGCTTGCGCAGCTTGTGAATGATGGCATCGGCGTTCGGCGGATTGAGCATCCGGACCAGCATTTCACGGTCGATGGCCTGCGCCTTGAACAATCCAGCCGCCTGCTCCTTGGCCTCGTCGGCAAACAGGGGAGAATGTGAATGACCACTGACCCTGATCTTGAGCCGGGGCTCGGCAACCTGCGCCGGCAACAGGAACTGCCCAAGGTCCGTCTTCATGCGGACGCTCGAATTGCGCTGGATCAGCTTGATGCCGATCTCAGCCATCTTGACGAGGCTCTCCTCCAATCCTACCGCTACTTTTTTTATGCGGCCGGAGCCGGTCATGACCATTTTCTTGGCCTGCTTTTCACCACGCACGCCCTGCTCGCCTCGGCCCATGAGCATCTCTGTGAGGCCCGAAGCCTCCAGGAAGATTTGCCCGATCTCCCGGAACTCATTAAATAGATCGGGCGTGACCGGTGGCCGCATCATCTCCAGCTTGGCGCCCGGTATCTGGTCGAAGGCATAGGAACCGGGACCGCCGAAGGCATCCATCTTCTCGTCGGTCATGCCCATGAAGCCGGAGGCGGTTTTCGGAGGATCGACGTTTTGCTCCAGCAAATCCGCAATCTGTTGCAGGCGCTCATTCGTCCATACCTGAAGCGGTATCAATATGTCACTGTGCGCCTTGCCCCAGAAGTAGTCGGGGCGCTTGTACGGGATGACCGGGACAAATGGATGTGCCTGCTCGATCCCGAAAATGTTGCTTTCGCCCTTGTATCGTTTGGACGCCAACTCCTCGTCGGCTTTACGCAGCGCTTCGATAGTCTCCCGGCTATCCGCCAGTACTCCGTCTATTCCATCGGCCTTGATAAAGGTTGCGTAGTCGTCTGTGTTATCATCCCAGACCCAGAGTTCGTGAAAGCGGACCATCGGATTTTCGGAATTAGACGCATAGGTGGCCCGTGGCTGGAAATCCACCGAAGCCCGGCCCATGACGCCACCGGCGAGGTTTGGACCACTGGTGGCATCGATGATCAGATTGGACAGCAGTGGCGGCAAGTCCTCGGTGTACTGCCCCGGATAACGCCTTAGCTTCTTGATCTCGGACTTGCGGCCGGCCCGGATCAGGCGCTGGACCGCATTCTCCCAATTCAGACAGTAGGTGTGGATGAAGGCTTCTTGGCTGTCGAGATCAGGCTCACTCTCGTCATAAACGGAAAAGTCGGTGGGCAGAATTGACTTGCCGAAAAGATCATCTCGGGCGTTGTTCCACCCGAGTTTGATGAACATAGCCTCAAGCCCCAAGGCCCAATACACGGCCTCTGAGTACAGATAGGACAGACCGCAGTCTCGGAAGGTGTCGTTCCACTCATCTTCAAGCGCCTCGATCTGAGAAATCACCGTGTCGTCGGCATTGCGGGGAGCCGCAATCATGTAACGGCAGTTGTCGGGGGCAAACAGGAACGAGGTCACCAGATCGATATGGGCCTCCAGCCTGTTGTACTTGACCTCTATGGTGTAGTCGTTGGTGCCGTAGTCAATGAAGCGCCGCCGCATCAGGTAGAGCATGTCCCGATCCCGCTTAGAGGCGAGACAGGTGTCGGCAATGTCATCAATGGTGTTGTCACGGGCCTTCTTGGAGCGGGGGATGATCACCGCACACCCCCGGGCGGCCTGTGAGACGCCTCTAGTCTAGGGGTCGGCCCGCTGCCTACCCGGTCGTTGAGCGGGACTTTCGAGCGGCCGTCGCCAACCGGGTGCTTGCCTTTGACGGTGACCCCGGTGGGTCCACAAGACGCCCGGTCAATGACGTGGCCGTTCTGGTCAACCGGGATATTAAGCGCCCAGCCGGGGTTTGACTTCGGGGCAAAGCGCATCGTGCGGCCGGGGACTTGCGGTGCGGGCCTTGGAGCAGTGCTCTCACCACGAACCGGGGATCGGTAATTCTTGTTGCCATAGTCGGCCTGCAACTGCTTGACGGTGTTGTCTACACTCTGGGTCTTTTCCGACATCACTCCGGTGGTTTTCGGTATCCACTGCACCTTGGCGCCGCCGCAGATCGGGCAGGGCGGGTTCTCCTGGTCGGTGACCGTGAACTCCTCCATGCAGTTGCGGTTGAGGCAGAAGAAGGTGCGGTAGATCATTTCCGCTTCCAATCAGTCAACTTATAGAGGCCGTAGAAGATCACGACGCCCCCTAACACCACACATGCCACTATCACCCCGTCGAGTAAGCTCATGCGGCCTCATGCGCTCATACTTCGGCCCATTGAACTTGTCGGGATCGTTCATCCGGTAGGTGTGATCGCCCATGCGGAACCAGCGTAGTCCCGCTGATACCGCATTGATCGCAACAGTTAAACGCATCCGGTAGCCGGCACTGAGCGGCTTCTCGCCCCACAGGAACCGGTAGATCACCGCCCGGCTGACCCCGGCATACTCACACAGGCATGTCATCGGCACCGCCTTGGTGCCGTCCATGTGCTTGTAATCCGGATCGTAGGCGAAGCGCCGCAGCCAGGAACGAATGCCGTCGTCGGACATGCCGGCATCCCGATAGGCTAAGGTGCGCTGCAACTCGTTCCTGATCTTATACACTGCCCATGTCCTTGCAGAGTGGGCAGTAGGACCGCCGGAACTGGAACTTCCAATGATGCTTGGCGAATTCCAGTTGCACGTCCTTGGTGATGTCACGGAATGAGCGGTTGCCGGCCTTGAGCAGGCGCTTGTCACCGAACGCCAACACTACCCCGGAAAAGCCCTTGCCGGGATCGGTGTTGACCCAGATGTTGGGGCTCTCCTTGTGGCAGCGGTAGCATTCGGTGCGGAACGCCGCCATGTGCTGGAACCACTTGTGGTTCACGTAACGGGCGCTTTCTTCGACCGGATCGGGCTCGGTGCCCGGCTTGAAGCCGACCGGATTTTCCTGGATGCTCATAGGGTGGTGCTCCCCGGCGGGATGACATGGACACGTTGCAGGTAGTTGAGAGCAATGCGCTCGGCCTGATTGGGTCCTCGGCCGCTTCGTTCATCTTCGGCCCATTTATAGGTCAGCCCCATGGCTTGCAGTTTCGGCTTGACCCACTTCCTCCAGGCTTCATGGGCAAGTGCGGCCCCCATTACACGGTCGTCCTTCTTCCCGCTTTCCGCCTCTACCTGACCGCCGGTAACGACAACGGTTTTCATTTCGTTGAGCAGGAACATTGACTTGAGATCGTAGCGGTGAAGCTCGAAACTGTCCTTGAGCGCCGCCATCATGCCGAACTTGTTGCTGGCGCTGGTGCGCCACTGGTAGGCCAAGTTCTGCGTCAGGCTGTCCACCCGGCTGTAGAGGAAGTGCCGCATCATGGTCAGCACATGCCGGAGGTCGTATTCGCCGTTCAGGGCATTGGCGTCGAACATCTGCTGAGTGTCACGTTTCAGCAGGTTCATTTCATTGAATACGGCTTCTCCCGGCCCGGTGATTTCCAGATTGACCATGACATTTCGATAGTATCCTGCAAGGTGACACAGAGCCCAAGCGCACTGATATGTACTGATGAGAGGGGACACGAATTCGGCAACCTGAACAAGTCGATCTGCGTAGCAGCGGCTAACATTGATGACGGAGCTATCGGCATCTGGGCCAGAGCCATACGCCGGATCACAGCCAATGACGTAGTGCCCATTGGGATCGGCATCCTCCCAGATTTTCAGTTCGGCTCGTTTGTCTCGCACCTGAACAACCACTGTGTCTCGCCAGTGGTCGCCCATTTGATAACGGTAGGGCAGGAAGGGAATACGAGCAGAGGCCCGCATGGCTTCTGTGATGTGCGGGCTGGAGAAGAACTGGGCACCAGTGGCAACGAATGCGTCCTCTTCCAGAAATGGAAACATCTCGTCCATTTTTTCCTGGTCGCCATAGTTCTCACTCTCCAGCTTCCAGCGGTACCATGCGATCTGGTAGTGGTCGATCTCGACCCCATATCTCTTGCGCACTTCATTGACCCGTTTGCGCTCAAGCCGGGTCAGGGGGCTTTCCACACCTTTCGGCATGTACTGCGTGAAATACGGGTGGTCCCGCCCGTTTTCGTCGGGACGGAAAGCGTAGTGATCATGACGCCACCAACCGACGAAGATGCAGAGAACAGTTGGGTCTTCCTTGGCCTCTCGCCACCGCTCCTCCCAAAAATTGTACCCGTTGGCTGTAGTCTCCTCAATTTTGAGACGATGCGGGTAGTGCGTAGACATGGTGGCCGACAATTCGTTGAGATCGTCTGGAGAACCCCAGAAGGCAACCTCAGTCGAGTGTATGAAATTGTTGGCGCTGCTGCGTCCAAGGCCACCCTTAGTTTTCTCCTTTGTCCCAGCAACGAGGTACTGTAGGAGAGAACCGTTCTTGAGGACGATCATGTCCCGGTTTTCCTGATCCCACTTGATCTTGTGGGTCTTCGGAAGATGGGCAAAGAATATCTTGATGGTGTTGCGGAAGAAGTGCTTGGCCTGCTCGGTGTGGGTGACGAACGATCCCAGTAGGCCGGGATATTCCATCGCCCAGAACAGATCGAGGGCAATGAAGA